GACCAAATCTTCAGCGACAAGGTTCATCGTGTTAGTGAAAGCACCGTTCTGTTCGATTGAAGGAACAGGAAGTGCTGTCGGGGGCTGTGCCTTAAAGAAGGCTGCCTTTGTCATGCCCGGAACGATGATCTCCCACCACATTGTCTGACCGCTTGTACGGTTGTTGTAGGCATCAAGAACGTCAGCCCACTGCGCTTCGGTTTCGTCTGTCCAGTTTACAACTATAGGAATACTATCAGAGGTCGTGCCACGGCCACGAACGTATTTCGTTGTTAAATCTTCAAGACAGGAAACGTCAATAGTTTCATTCGTGATAGAGTATTCACCGATAGATGATATCCTATCAAGCTGTGTAAAACTTGAAGGCTTCGTAGACCCTACGGCATAACCAAAGGTGATACCGAGTGTCGAAAGACCCATCTCATTTACTGCCATATCTCTTTTCTCCCTTCGTTATATTGGATCGTTGTAACCAACCATCCTTTGATAATTTGCGTTGATAACTTTTACATCTCCTGACACCGTAGGAATCGGACTACCCGAAGCAATAAAGCCAAGATTGACAAGTTCATCACGGACTTTTGCGTTTACCTCACGAGCGGCATCGTTGCCATCTGTTTTGGTAACACTCACCTTTGTACGAATTGTCATATAAACGGAATTTATCGCCCCACCGTCAAGGGTAGACATTCGTTCTGCGGTATCAAAAAACATATAAACGGTTGGAAATTTCGCAATATCGTTTTCTGAATCGTCCTGTGTGAAGTTGATGTCGGGATATTTTGATTTAAGGGCATTAACCGTCTTGTTTTTGACGTGCGAATAAATCTTATCTATCCTGTCCTCAATCCATATAGAACTCATCCGAATACCTCTCGCGCTATTTCCTCGACTTGAAAAATGCAAGCCATAACCGCTTTATGTAAAGGTCGGCTCGGACGTGTACCCATTGAGTGAAACTTGAATCTGCCATTGGCATCTTTTACCACTTCACCGCCACCTAATGATGTAGGTTCATCCGACCACCAATACCATCCGTCTGTATCAAAAGCGTGTCCGTACTTGTTTAATGTACCTTGACCGCCTATACCACCTTCACCCGGTATTGCATAATGACCGCTACCAAATTCAGCCATTAAAATAGGGGATATCTCTTCTGTTCGCACTTTTTTTGTTTGCGAACCCGCATACCATTCTGCCGTTATCGGAGAAGAGTGCGCTGTTATAACAACCGTTGTGTTGTCATCAAACTTCTTGGAATATGTGATGTAATGTGAAAAATCGCCCCCATTCCTGGAAGCGACTTCTATTCCTACCTCTGCTAATCTTTCAAGGAATATCTTTACTTTTCTTTCAAACTCATCTGCGTAATTGAGAATATCAACCGATAGTTTGTATAATTCCTTGCTATCAAGGCTCACGTTGTATTTCATTTAACTACCTTTGCCAAGATGTAACGATCATTATTGAGTGAAGGTACTGACCTTAACACCCTATAATCTGCCGTTGCATCATCCGCGTATGTTTGCCCGTCTATGATCTTCGTACCCGGTTTTGTTAAAAACCATATAAGTGAAGTCTCGGTTATGGGTATTTGTCCTTTGTTTAACACTAATACCGCTTCGTATCGTTCGTCACTAATGCCAAACTCCTGACGTAATAGGTCTGCTCCTGCAAACGCTATATTGCCCTTAAACATGACAGCAGGACTATACAACGGCATTTTTACACCCGTTTCAACGTAGTATGTTTCGCCCGTTTCCTCGTCAACGTAATCAACAATCTTGTTGCCATTGCTGTCGAGTTTATAGACAGGTACAGTATCTATAAGCAATGCGTAATAAATTGTTTGCTTATTTCTTTTGAGACACCGCATCATATCAAAGCACTCCTACAAAGTTTGGCAATACATCATGTAACCGTGTACTAATCCATGCACCGTCATAAGTTCGAGATATAGCGTTTTCACTATGCGACCTCTCACCCTCTGCCCCGGCTCTTGAATAAACCTCGATGCAAGCCATAGCCATTGCGTTTACGCAACGATCTAAACGAGTTGCTATTTTGTCCTCGGTATAGTCCATCGGAAAATGGGATTCATTTATTGCATACTCAATAACAAAATCCACTATCGACAATGGGAAACTATCCGGGGTTTCCTCTATCTCATTCAGATATGTCAATGCCTTTGTATAAACCTTTTCGGACAGTTCATCGTATGTCATAATGACCTCAACATTTCTTTTATTTCATCTGCCTTTGCCGACTTTTCGACCTTGAAACCTTCCGCAATCGCTAACGATTTAAGTTTCATATAAGGCAAGTTCAAATCGTCTTCTGAATACTTCCGCTCTTTTTCCTTAACGGATTCTTTTACAGCGGATTCTTTCTGAATTTTTGTATCTACTTTCCCCGGCTGTGAAGAAAGGGGCTTTTCTGCCCCCTTCTTACTGCCTGTTGGAACTTCCGTTCCTGCCGGATAATAGACACCATTCTTTTTCACTTCAAATGGAAAAATCATAGGTCTACCCCCTTTTATCAGTACACTACGTTTGCGGCAACTTTGAGCATATATGTCTCATCCATTCTCTCAAATGAAGGAAGCACAATCTCGGATGCCTTTGTGGTTGTCTGTACCGGGTCAAACTTCGTGTCAACCGATACTGCTATACCCGTGTCAACGATTGTGACATCGAGCTTATCTGATCTGTGCTGTTCGGGTGTTACACCAAAGTAGGTGTTACCAAGCGCACCTTCGGGAAGGAGTGTAACCATGCCATCGGGATAGAACTTCTTGGCTGTGCCTGTTTCATCCTTATACATCTTTGTGTAGACGATGATCGAAAGGCCAAGTTCGTTCGAGAACAGTTCCTTAACCCTTGCATCTGTCATAAAGATGTTTGCGGTTACGTTCTGTGCCAGAATTGCACTCTTGATCTTCTCGTTCTGCTTGAGAAGATTCATGGTAGCCTTGCTCATAAGAGCGATTGTAGGTCTTACACCCGTTGCGGCTTCTACCGCATCCTGCGCATCCGATACATCCGTAAGCGGATCGGAATCATCAAGGTCTGTCCACTTCGTTTGAACATCCTTGAAGTTGTTTGTGCTGTATGTGCTGTTAGGATCGTAGTTGTAGGTGTAGTTAGCACCGCCGGAAACTGCGATTGTGATCGAAGGATGTCCGTTCGCATTTGCCAGAAGAGACATTCTCATTCTTTCAGGAACAACTCTTGCACTATCAACAAGCGTTGTAGCATCGTCAAAGATGCGGTCAAGGATCTCTTTTGCAAGAGGTGATCCTTCAACTGCTGTTTCGTAGTCCTGAATATCCTGCTCCTTAACAAGCATAGCTTCCTTGAAGTAAGCCATCTCTGTGTCGATGACTTCAAGACCCTGTCTTGAACGGATAGGTGCTACTACGTCAAATGCACTCGGAGCGAGTGAAACAGGAAGACCCTTTGAAGTCTTAATCCACTTGAGGTTAAGACCGCTCTTCTGCTTTGCCGGGAAAAATCCCTCGCCAAGATAAGGGATTCTGTTTGATGCGGCTTCATTGTAGATAGCCGCGATTACGGATGATCCGAAAACGTCTGTAAACTTACCCATAATATGAACCCCCTTTCTTACTCAAAATACAGGTTGGAGAGTGCCGCCCTGTCTGAACTTGTTGCTGTGGTGTTTGCACCGTTGATAACTGCAAATGCTACGATAACGGATGTGTTCGGGTTATCCTCGTAACAATCGTTAAGAGTGATGCCGTAAACATCTGATCCGTTTCCTGTTGACTTCTTTCCGGCCTTCGTTACCGCTGATCCTGCGGCAAGTTTGCCGTTCGTAAATGCGGTTGAATGTATCTCGATCTCTTTGAGATACTCTGCACCGAGTTTTCTCTTGAGAACTTCGGGTGTAGCCGCAATAGATACGTCATTAACCTTCATATCTTTTCTCCCTTCTTACTTGTATGAATCAATAATGCTGACCGCTTCGGTTTCTGCTTTCTTTGAAGCGACAGCACGATCAACTATATCTTTCGTGAGTGGATCGCCCTTATCATCGTCCTCACCTTCTGATCCCTTCTTCCCATCAGGGGCAGGGGTATCATCAAGTGCCTGTTTCTTGTAGACATCTACCGCCGATTTTTCTCTCGCACCGATAATCTGTCCTAACTTCTCGACATTAAGGTTTCCGTCCTCACCAACTAAATCAGTCGCGTCCTCTCCGACTATGCCGATTTCTGCTAACGCTTTCTGTAATTGCATTGTTTTGACGGTATTTTCCAATTCAAGTACACGTTGGTTAGCTTCTTCTACTGCCTTTGCAGATCGTTCCTCGTCTGTTAGTTTCGCATTGTTTAACTCATTGAGCTGTTTCTCCAGGTCTTTTACCTTGTCACTCTCTGCCTTGAAACGTGCGGCGCGATCTTCGGATGCTTTAAGTTCATTACTGATTACAGCAATGTAACTGTTTACCTGTTCTTCCGTGGGTTCTGCTACACCCATCTCAATAAGTTTCTGCTTTACATCATCTCTCTTAAGCATTTTTTCTTTCCCTTTCTCTGCATACGTTTGTTATCGCAGTCTAGTCTGCGGTGTGCGCCCTATTTGTCGCATAGGTGCGAATGTATTAAAAAAACGCCCCGAAGGACGTTAATTTACTTTCACGGTATGCCCGTAGACATACCGCTTTGATGAGGTTTGTAGAATGAAAAGAAGATTATTCATAGATGCAGGTACATCTACAATTAACTAAATTCTCGGCGCTCCCATACATGAAATCATGCGGATAGCGCATTTCATCGTTCCCGACATGGAACATATCGTCTATAGGAATACGCATCATATCGACTTCGACATGGGTTTCTCTGACACGTTCGTCACCCTCTGTTACCCATGTTTTATATTCTTTACCGCCAGCCTTGGCATTTACATAGTCATAATGGTTGTAAGCCGTGTTCGCTTCGTTCTGTGCTATGAGTAATGCCCTGTCTTGCGACAGATAATACGGATCATCCGGGTGTCTGTCTGTAGTTTCCATGATGTCATTAACTAATCTCGGAACATAATCATCTTCGTGAGGTATTCCCTCTAAAGCATCCTCGATACGATGCTGCAAGGTTTCTTTGTACTGGTCTATCACTAACGCATTTTTAGTAAAATTCCGTTCTTCGATATCCTTTTCCACCTTGATAAGTGCAAAAGTGAAGTAAATAGCATCATACAGGAGATAAGCAAGGTCAGTACGTTTCTTTTTCTCATCTTCTGATATCTCCATAGTGGAAAAGAACCGTTTTAACTGATTCAGTTCGTCAAACTTCATTATCTGCCTTTCGGTAATGCCTTATATATTTACGGGGCAACGGATAAGGCTTTCCGCTTTCGTGTTGCAATCACTAGCCCCGTATGTGCCTGTATGTTATAAAGTGTTGTCATCCTCCACCTCTATAACCTCTGTGGGTTTTTCTTGTTCGGGTAATTCCGTAGGATATAAAATCTTCATCCTATCGGCACTCTCTATTGCCACCTGCTCCGGGTCAGCAAAGAAGCCAACAGACTTAATAGCGCGTTCATAAAAGATTCCCGACTCTAGCAGAACCTTGAGTGTTTCTGCCTTGGTAAGCATATTATCCATCTTTGAACGGCTTATCTTGATTTCGATATCCGATACTTTCAGGGTTGTCTGCTTATCAACCGAAAGTTTGTATAACAAAATGCGTAAAAACTGTTTCTCGGCCTTTTTGAATGAAGGCTCGGACAGTTCCGCTCTCTTTTCACTGTCAAGATATCCATTTCGGAGTGATACCGCACCCTGCGTGTCACCCCCGGTGTTACCTTCTCTATTTGCGATGCCCTGAATAACCAAAATAGAATTAAACAGATCGTCCTTTGCGACCTGACTCTCACTTTGGTTGAGTTCAGAACTCATTATGTCAACATCAGCTTTGTTCTCGCCATTGTTAGACTTGACGATAAAAGCTCCCATCTGTCGAAGTTCCTTGAACTTCTCCCCGTCCATTTCACAGTTAATGAACTTGATGAACGATTGAACAAACTGCTGTATGCCATCCTGCCTATCAGAAGCCATTTCGTTTATGGCATCCGACAAGGATATTGTTACTTCGATATCCGACAAGCGGTTTTCGTTGTTGGGATATTCGATAACCGGGATTGCCAAAAATCCGTTTACACCGCTTTCATCAATCTTGTTTTCACGGATTTTGAACCATGATTCCCTTGTATAGACAAAGTAAAGTGTCCTATTATTTTCATCCTTTATCTTCTGGAATGAAAATGCCGGAATGTTGTTGTTGTAATAAACAACCGCCGCTGTTCTCGGATCAAGAACATCTATTCTAAAATCTGTCTCATCCAAAAGGCTTGATCTTCCATCATCGTTAGCAATCATGCGATAAGACGTACCGCAAATACTGCGCCAACGTGCAAGGCAAATGTCCGAATATGCCTTATCCTCATTCTCCATGATTGAATTAAGGTCTGCTATCTCCTGTGACTTGGTTTCATCAGTTCCCCTTAATACATACTGTATAGGTTCACTTGCTATATCCGCTGTCTTTGTTTCGACAATAAAATAAGCCGTGTTATGCACGACTTTGTTGTTGATTTCAGGTCTTATCTGTTTTTCTCTATATAGAACAGGCTGATTGCCGAGATAGTAATTGTAAAGGTAATCTATTTCTTCGGAATTTTGGGAAAAATCATTCAGAACCTTTGATAATTCCTTGCAGATGTTATCCCGTGTGATCTTTGATGCGTTTGTGTATAACACTTTGCGCCCAAAAGAATTGCGACATACCTGATTAAAAGGTTTACTGTTTTTCAGAATATCCTTCATGTTTTCTCCAACGAAAAAAGGACGGATAAACCGCCCTTGATACTTCTACAATTTTACTATATATCAAACAATTCAACTAACGTCAAGCACAACTTTGACATTTTAACCATATTTTCTGACTTTTACGTTAAATTTTCTGACTTTATGACTTTTTTCAGACATTTTAACGCCCGGTTGTTCTTCATATACACCGCATCCTTGCTGATTGAACGTCCTTCCCTTTTTGAAAGTATCTGTGCTATCTCATCCATTGGCTTAAACTCAATGTAGTGCATATATACTATATCCTGCCAATCCTCACGCGGTAATGTGAAGATTTCCGTTTTTGCTTTCATCTTCTTATCCGCAAAATCATCTATCAACCCGTCAAGTTCGTTTTCAGCAATGATGATCTTACACATCAGGTTCGCCAAACGATCTTCCGATGAGTTTTGAACACGCTGATCCAACGGCACACTCAAAGACACCGCCGCCGCCCGTAGTTCGTCTATTTTCTCCTGTTTGCGCCTGATTATCTCGTTAAGTTCCTTCAATTCTTCGTACATACTCACACCTACCTATACTCTACCCAACCACCACAATAATCACATAACCCGTATGTTTTTCTCACAGGCGCACCACAATTAGGACACCTTGCACCGTCTGGGGCCTCCATATTTGAATTAACCCACCCATCCATGTCATGTATAATCATTTTCATTTGAAAGATATCTTCTTTGTAAGAACGAATATCTCCTATATAATCAATCCTCATTCTCATAATTTTAGGCATACCTTTTAATGCCATGTTCAACGTAAAAAGTCTTGTATCTCTCAATAAGTCTGTCTTGAAAATGGTATCTTTATTTGCCTTAAATTCAAAATCAAGTGTTCCGTAAGTTGTGTTTACCCCTTGTATATAATGCTTCGTAGTATCATCAAGTGTTGCAACTTCTATCGTAGGATTGTTAATATCAATCGAATCCATTCTTGTAATATGGTTAAAATAAAATTTCTTTTCTTTGTCTATCTCGATATAGAACTGTAAATCCGATGTAGGTTTATATCTCAAACGATTCTGTGAGCCACAAAATAAACACTTTCCAGATTCATCAACAAAACCGCCGCATCTTTGACAATGAAACGCCACATCTGCACCATAAGATATTTCGTTTTTTCGTTCTTCAACTTCTAACATACTCACACCCCTTCAATGTAATGTGGCTCTGTGTCCGCTAAACAGGTAACTTCCCATGTATTTGGTGTGTTTAATATCGGGGATTCGTGCAATAATTTGAATAATAAATCATCGTCAAACTCTGGCTCTTTTAATGTGTATAGTCGCGTATCTTCTGCGAACACCGACCCACAATATTCACACCGCCCGTTATTCAGTTCCGCCCCGCAATTCTTACATTTCATTCCTTTTCTCCATGAACATATCTGATATTTTGAGGTAAAGCGTGTTTTTTCTCCGTTTAAGTCCTTTTGTTATGATTATGCCGTGTGCCCCTATCCTGTCACCCTGCCAATATATTAGTTGTACCTTATGATACTTAAACCTTGATATTCTCGGCATATACCCACGGTCTGTGAAAGTTAAAGTTATATATCCCGCAACTTCATCCATTCCTATTTCGGTCACTAGATTTATGCGTTTTCCATCTATATAGACCGCAACGTAACTAATCATTTCACACCTCACCTAAAAGGATTCATTATTACGTCAATTATGCCGTTTCTCTGCCGTTCGTACACCCTTGCGGTCTGTGCAAGGTTATCAATCGCATCATCCGTCTTGTTCTTACCTTCCGTAGTCCAGATATAGACGTGATTTAAGGCTAATTGATACTGATTTGACCGCGTATAGGTTGTGTTCTTCACACTTTCGTCTATAAACTCAAGATTTCCCTTTATCCAATCCGAATATCCGATTATCTTCTCTTCCTTGCTCATTCCTTCCGGCGCGGTAAAAGAAGTCATTTTGCATCTGTAATATCCTGCGTTATGCAGAGCTTGTGTTAGTTCATCATCAAATACCCGACCTATGCCGTTTCGCTCATACTGCACTTCGCTGATGTTGTGTGCCATGATCTTTGCTACAAGCATTGGAATAGACTTACCCTTTGTCTCTTTGGTGTAAACCCAATCAATGATAGGCTTTCTCTTGCGGCCTTTAACTTCGGCTACAATAACCATCGAAAGATAATCGCCGCCACCAACAGCAGGATCAAGTACACCGATGATCTTTTCAATGTGTTCGGCAATCTCCCCATTGAAGTAATTAAGCTCATTACGATTTATCAGGATCCCTTCACGGACAAACGGAGCTTGCTGATACTTCGCCATCCATTCAGGTTCATCAAGACGCTCTCGCATTTCACGGTAGTATTCCGTAGTGAATCCGTTGATAGGATAGTTAAAGTTTGACTCATCCTTCTCATTGAGTGCCGGGATTTTACGAAAGCGATACAACGGATCATCCCCGTGTAACATTTCCATGCGATATAAAGGGTCGTAGACGTTCCACAACGTACCGATCATCAACTCACACGCACCGGGGAACAGAAACTCTATGTCAATGTCAAACCCTAAATCAATATCTCTAGGATCAGGGTCAAATCCCGATTTTCGGTCAACCATCTTGTTAAGGTATTCCTGATATGTGTTCTCCATACGGGTAGGTGATAACGAATGTTCTCGATCACGAACTAAATCATCTACGTAGAGCCAACCATCCCATGAAACATCTATTGCACCCGTCCATGTGGCATCTATCGACCTACATGAAAGTGTCGAAAACCTATCCGGCTTATCAAGATTGATCGTGAAGTCCTCTGCGCTCTTATCCCTTATGACTTTCCGCGCGTTCTCATGCCAAAACTTATATATTTGACCGAATCGGTACTCCGATGTATCAATAAGGTTCAATAATTCCCTATAAAACCCTTTTGTCAGTACACCTGAATGACCGCCCATAGCACTGTGACTATTCGGACGCTTCATCGCCAACCACGTTAAACCGAATATCGCTATCGTACTCTTACCTACGCGCGCCGGGAGCGACACTCCCAAGAACTTGATTTTTCTGTTCACCAAGTCTTCTATGTCATGTGCTACTACCGACAACGGGTTCATTCTCGGAAGATAAAACCTCTTGTCCTGCGGTCTGTCTTGCTCCATGAAGAACATATAGGCTTCTAAATCCCAAAATGACCGAAGCAGACAAAGATTATAGAACCCATCAAGCAGATATGTACCGCCGTATTCCTTTGTCTTGCGTTCCATATCCCAAATATCCGTAAACCCTGCCGCCTTGACCGTGTTAGTCACTTTTTTCGCCGCTTGTAAGGCCAAATCTCGCCCGTATCTGTATTCTTTCAACGTGAAGATAGCGTATGTCGCATAATTAACATACGCTTCAAGCTCCGCTTCATTTACCACGGGTTTCTTGTCAAGTTGTGCCACAAACCCCTTGAGATCGTCTAATTCAGCCATCTATCCCCACATCATAGTCTTTCAGACTCTTTTGCGAATTGTATAGAGCTATATCCGCATACTGATCCTGCATACTTATGTCAGTTCGCCTAAAAGGACACTCGCCCGTTTTAGGTGTTTCCGCTAACGCCCTGCACATCCCTTCATGGTTTGCAAAGCACTCCCGGTTACATTTACCATTCCTTACCCAAATCACTTGATCGCTTTCCCTTCTTTTTGCGCTTATCTCTCTTCTCAATCCTTATACTTCCGCGCTCTGTGTCATTCCAATACCGAACCTCGATACCTCTCGCACCAGATCGCCGCAACATCTCATCAGCCAAAATCAAGAACCCTACCCGTTGCATTCCTTTACCCTGAAACTCTCGTTGATTGCATTGCCCAAAACCCTGACAAACTTCTCATCGTTCGCCAAGTCCTCATACCCACAATGGTTCAATATCCCGTGCATCATTTCATGCACTACCGTTGATTGCTTCATTTCGTCCGGCATTTCCTTATTGACCTTTATCAGACATTCCCGATAGTCTATCTGCCCAAAATGACAATCCGAATCAAACTCATCCTTTACCTCTACTACCTCATGGGGTACTCCGCATATCTTTACTCTCATCTTCTCTCCCTTCGCGTAAGCGAAAAATTTTTTTGAAATTTTAGCCCTGCCGCCATATACTTTGCGTATATTTGTCTAGTGCTTTTTGTGCATCTACTCCTTGCGTATGACACGCTTCAAGATAACCGCTTGTGTTTAATTCCTCTGCCGCTTCTATATATGGGCATCCATCGCAAGTGTTAACACCGCTTATTTCGGCATTTTCCAAATCTTCATTCTCTGAAATCGGCTCTATCGTGGTGTTAACACTTTGTTCGATGGTGTTAACACTCGTATTTTTCAGCATTTTTACCCCTTTTTCCGTGATCTCTATCTCCCCCTCATCTATCTGTCGCAGTATGCTCTCAAGACTTTTTCGGGTGATGTATTGTGCTAATCTGTCCTTATCCTCACTGTTTATGCGTATTCCGAGAGTTTTTGTTTTCTCTGTCATGGTGTTAACACCTTCCTTTCCTACGTTTCTTTGATTTCGGTTTCCGCAAATGCCCCTATTTCGTGGTGTTAACACCCTTTTTGTTTTTTGGGAACTTGAGGGGGTAAGCCGCCCCCTCGAACATTTGTTCGATACACCCCCCGGGGATCAATGGGACATACATCAGAACAACCTTGAAAGCGTCAACTGTGCGTGAAAGTCATCTTTATCGCCTAGACTAGCAGTCTATTTTTATGAGTGCTAATTGCCAACAAACCCCGTAATATCAAGGCTTTTCGGGTATGTCGATATTGTTCGCGATCCTCTTTAAGTCCTCAAATGATAGTGACTTCTTGACCGCCTCATGTGTTACGATGTTCTGCCGGGTGTATAAAAGCCCTGTTTCGATGTCATTATTTGCAAGTGTGAGTATTCCCAACGGGCTATTGTTTAACCTATTCTGTATATATGTCTTCCTTGCTGTTTGGAGAAGTTCACGCACGGCGGTTACATATTGACACGCTGTATCTATCTTTATCCCGGTTAACCGCTCAAAGCCGTATTGACTCGGGAGCGCGTTCCATGTCTCACATACAGCAACATATATTTCGATCATTGCTGTTATATTGTCCTCATTAAGTGCTATCTTGCTTACTCGTTCTCCTATCTTCCCGGCTTCCGCTTCCGCCTTAAATAGATTATTAAAAGCTACACGTAAAAAGCCGTTTATTTGGTTGCTATCCGGTTTATCGATCTGCATTTCAAGACAACAACCCCTTATGATGATATTTATCTGCTGTATATAATAATCGCTATCTATATATTCGATCACGTTCCCAACGTCTGTATTATTGCTCATGTCCTGCCGTCCTTCTTTCCTTGCTACCCATACCAAAAAGCCGTTAATATTGCAAGCCCTAAATGAAGACAACAAAAAAGAACGGGTTTTCTGTTTCCCGTTCTCTTCTGCTTTGCTCCGATCATCTATTATAATGTTTTGATTGTTTCCATTTATCCCCACTGTGCAGCTTTATATTGTGGCATACTTGCGATAATAAACGATTGTAAAATGTTCTCTAGTTCTGTTAATGCCTTGAAAAGCGGCGTATTGTATGTGGCATCCTCCGAGCATTGATGCAGATAACATGATAACAGTTTCAAAAGGTCAAAATGCCATTGATGCACTTCCCCGTCCCTCACATGATATATAGTGTTTATGTCGGGTTTTTCCGGCGCGGTCTGCCACTCTTCCGACTTATACCGCCCGCAATAAGCATCCATGTTAAAATCATGTAGCTTTTCAAAAACCTTTTGCCTACTGATCCCGGCGCGTGTAGTGTGGCAATCCCATAATTCACGGGTTAACGATTCAGGCATTGAAAAACCAAAATAGTTATATCCCGCCTCATATAATGCGCAAACAAAATCCGATAATTGAGCGATCCGCTCAGCTGATAACATCCAACATGACATAGTTTTTCACCCTCCTTCAATCTACTAAATATGTCCACGTGTTCAATTTACTTAATCCGTAACGCTTTAAATATGTATTTAAACGCTTTGTAAATGCCTTTTTTACCTCTATATATCCATTAAGAAGCGCGGCGCGTTCCTTGTCTGTTAACTCCTCTAAATCAATGAGATTTGACCACATACCGGGGTTGTATTCCGGTGTATTCCCTAAACGGCAATATCTAACCGCTTTAAGTTTTGAACCTGATATCTGGCCCGTGTAATGAAGGAACTTATAAAAGTGGTAGCTGTCATCCTCCAGGGCTTCAATCATGCCGTTAATGTCCTTTAGGTTTTCATTGATAAAGTATGATTCATTAGTCCGGGCGTGTTGCTCCATATCGGATGCCCTTTTTTGCCCCTCCCCGTCCGGGTCGATCCCATACATACCAAAACCAAAACAAAAAGACGTTTCTATCCGGGGTTTTTCTATGTCTGTTATATCCCCGTTTTCTAACTCTACGATATAACCTATATTTTTGCGGGCGTATTCCTGCATCCGTTCTGTTTTCCATACCTCATTACAGATAATGTCCATATAACGGGCTTTTAATTCTGCCTGATTATCTGTTATGTTTTCCTGAACCTGTCCGAGTGTCTGCGCAAATGTCAACCGCTCCGCAGTCTGTTTTGCATACCATATTTTTTTTACGCGATGCCACTTGAACCCCTGCCCCTTGACTGCCTCCAGAACATCCGCGCAGGGTTTACTATCAAAAGACAACTCGATCCCGTTTAACTCCTGATTGATTGATATTTTACACATATTATGCTACCTCCTAAACTATACTTATAATCTCGAAAACATCCGCACAACGTAACCACGATACAAACATACTGTATGTTTTGTGCGTTCTATGGTTTATGCCATGATAACCGCTGTAGTCCTTTGTTATAGTCCATATGTCACCGGGTTTTGACCCGCTCCCGCCTGTTTTATCCCTCATGATGATATGGTTAAAATTGCGGGGTATTCTGTTATTTGCCATTTATGCCACCTCCTTTTTTATTGCTGTCAAAATGTCCTCATTGAACCATTTAACACGCCATTTGTAATAGTCCTCTATTTCCTTGTTATGGTTAACAGGCAATAACAACGCCGTGTTGTTTTCTGCTATGATCGGCGCGCGGCGGCTGTTATACTTGATAACGTTTGATCCGCTATATTCTATGAGGTCAAGAAGATAAACCGGGTTTATCGCTGCCATGCCGTCAGGCGTCAAAAACAAATACGGGTTATATCTCAACTCCCCGCGCCCGGATGCCCGAACAACCTTGATATAATATTTCAGCTCTGCCACATCTATTGTGATGTTGTGAATTGCCTCTTTAATTGAGGGGGTCATCATCTGGTCAATATTAAAGGGCATTTCTGCGACTTCATAACCCATAAGATCATCAGTTAAAAAGATGCGGTGACCGTCTATAAACCCATAACCATAACTTGACGGGTGAGCCTGTCCAAAAGCCGGGCGAATATTCGTGTCCGCGTCTTTTATCATCTTTTCGATGATTTTATAGGGCTTTTTCGCGCCCTTCTTGGATGCTGCCTCTTCCCTGATATTAGCGCGTAACATTTCGATCGTTTTTTCAAACAATCCGGCGTAACCCGTGTAACGCTCCGTTGCTTCAATTTCCTTCTGTAATGCTGTTAAAATTGCCTGGTTGCTGTTCATGCTTTTACCTCCATAATTGTTATACTGTCATCTGCTCCGATTGCTTTTACCTCATCCGGCGTTAATTCTGCCGTAAATGTGAACCCGTCAAAACTAATAACGTATGTTTTCAAGTCTGCCCTCCTTCTTTTTTGCTATGTCCTGGACTTCCTATAATCAAAACCCCCGGCGCGTAGCTCGTTTATCCTGATCTTGTCGGCCGTTTTGCCGTCCGTCCTTGCTTCTTGACTACATATTACACCCTTGAATGTATTTATGCAATACTTTTTTTAATATCTTTACATAAATAGCATTATACACAAGTCAAGTTATCCGTATTTATGCAATATGCTACAATAATATAATTTATGTTGATTTTTCTTTTTGGGGGGTGTAGTATGATAGTGTAACTGTATTTATGTAATTATTTTACATATAGGAAGGAAGTGTAAAACATGGACAAAGAGACAGAAAAAAAAGCACTTGCCGCGCTCGAACGGCAAAAAAAGCAATACCAAAGACAAAACAACTATATAAAAGGAAACTTTGACCGGGTAAGCGTAACACTACCAAAGGGAACTAAACAACGGATCATGTCAACGGGTCAATCCGTAAATAGTTTTATAAATAATGTAGTGAAAAAGGAACTTGATAAAAAGGGGTGATTATATGAGATTGCAGGAAGCATTACAGCTTTACAACATCCCGTATATGATCGAGACAGAAGCAACCGCACCGGGATTCACTTCTTATAAGTTAAAACCAACGGCGGCAGCGGCTACAATCCAGAAGTTAAGAACCCGCCTGGATGATATTATTATTGCAACGGGTCAACGGCTCGAACTTATACAGGATCAGTCAGGGCTTTACATCCGCGAAAAGACAGCCGCAACGGTTTATAATTATTTTGATTATAACG